CACACAGCACTGCGACGTGCGACGGACCGATCTTCAGTCGGGGCGGGGCCAGAAAGGACGCGGTGCCGTAACTGATTGCTTTCGCTGTGAATCCGGTGCCGTAGCAGGCGGCGATGTCGAGAGGCTGGAACTCGATCTCGGTCATTCGGCCCCCCGCAGTCGGTCGAACAACTCATCATGCCGGGCGAGTCGGCGACGGATGTCTTCCAGTTCTGCCGACCGGAGTTGAGCATTGGCTCGAACTTCGGCTTTGATCGCGCTCACGTCGGAACTCATCTGCCAGGCCCACAGCACCGCGCCGACGAAGATCACCGAGACCGTGAAGCTCAGGAACGAGACAAACCATTTCGGGATGACGACATACCCGTTGCCGTTCATCCCCAACGCGTGCAACGGTTCAGAATTGGAAGTCGATGCAGCCATAAGACTCCTGGTCAGCGAACAGAATCCCGCCACATGGCGGGGACTTTGGGAAGTTCCTGGCGGAACGCCGGTCCCATGTAGGGGCGTTCCTCGATGGCCACGCGCACCGGCTGGCCGTCGGAGGTTTCGACGACAGCTTGGCCGCCGTACTCCAGTGTGGCGGGGGCGTCGCTCCCGGTACTCAGCCGGGTGGGGCCAATCACGACCGAACGGCGGTCGGGATCGAACAGGAAATAGATGTGCCGCTTGAGCAGCCCGGTCTGGTTCGTCGGCGACTCTTCCGGCTGCGACGGACGCTTGCGACGTCGAATCCGCTGCTTCGCATCCTGCCGAACATACGCCCCGAACCGGGACAACACGCGTCGTTCAGCCCGGCTGACTTTCGACAGGACTTTCTGTCGATCAAAAAACAGCCGCTTCGCCTGCGAGAGGCGGACTCCGATGACCGGCATCGGTTACTCGATCACTCGAAACGTCAGCGTGACCACACTGGTGAACGTCCTCAGTTGATCGATGTGGTCCGGGGCATAGATCGTCTTGAACTCGGTCTTCACCCAGATGGCATTTGGAAACGATGACAGCCGCTTGCCGCGAAAGTGAGCAGCAATCTCTTCGGCCAAAGCCAGCAGCGGGTCGAGATCCGCGTTGTCCTCACCGGTCAGTTTCTGCTGGACAGCGACATCGATCGCCACATCCTGCTGTGTCTGTCCTCGCGAGGCGGTGACGACTGACAAACCGCTCGGGACGACAGTGACTTTCAGCGTCTTCAGTTCCGCCAGCTCCGATCGGGGCAGGTAGGACCGCACCGCCGTGAACGGCTGACTGAACGTCGCCCCATTCAATTCGGCGATAACGGCCACAGCAACCTGTGTGATCAGCGGCATCAGGTCTCCGTTGCTCCCGTCTGCTTGGTGGTGATCCGAAACGTCTGGCGATAGGGATCGGAGTACCGCCACTCCAGCACTTCAAACTCTCGCGTTCCTTCGCGGACCAGATCCCCACGCTCCGGCTCGGTCGGCTGCCCCGCGAGAATCAGGTCCGCCACCAGGATCAGAAAATCCCGGTCGGTGAACTCAACCCGGACGACATGGCCGTCATCCGCTTCGAACTTCGTCCGACCGATCGTGGCCAGCACATCCACTGTCGATGCAGCACGGACATAGGTGACGGTCGTCGCCAGATGCCTGGTCCGCTGCTGTTCCAGCCAGGCGGCTCCTTGAGCCAGCAGGTCACCCATCACTGCGACATCCGGACGCGGACAGTCGCATCATTATCACCGGCAGCGGCGACCGTCTTGCCGATCAGCTTGTTGGCCCCGGTTTCGCTGTCGGTCTTCGCCTCAGCGTCGGCGACATCCCAGAAGACGTCGACGCCAGCGGCGATCGCGGTGCCTACGCCCGTTGCCTTGGCGAAATCAAAGACACCGGTCACGGCGAGTGCTCCGAGAACACCCGCCTTGATGTCGAGACGGGCGACTCCGACCAGGTCCCCCTGCACGATGACATCTCCAGCGGAGACATCCGCGCCAGGCGTGTAATCAATCGCAGCCCCTTCGTGGGCAAAAACAGCTTGTGCCATAAGAACAACTCCAGATCAGGATGCGGGAAAAGAACGAACCAGCGTGATGACGGCAGCGATCACGCGGCTCCCTTGCTCTTGACGGCGGCACGGTGATCCTGCGTCGCGACGCCGAAGTCGAAATAACCCCTCCACTGCATGCCGAGCGTGTTGAAGTCGGTTTCGCCGCTTTCGATCGTCGGCACCCGCTTCCCACGCAGGTACGCGATCTCCAATGCAGCCACATCGCTCGGCTCTGCCAGCAGGTACCAGGCTGTGGTACTGTTCCCGCTGATCGACGTGACACTGAGGTACGGCGAACAGACGGGACGGAACTTCCCGGCGTGCGGGTTGTTGACCGGCTTGGCTTTGTTGTTGGCCGGCACCTGATTGAGCGGCAGTTCCTTGAACAGCTGCTCGGCAGTCACCTTCAGCGCCGTCGGCACCAGCAGGATCGCAGGTTGCACCAGGATCGGTTTCCCCTGCTTGTCGACCCTGTCAAGGAACATCCGTTCGGCGACGGTCAGCGAGTCGATGTCGAGCGCCGTCTCCGCGCCTTCAAAGTAGTTCTTGTTGTCGGTCGAGAAGAAGCTGTTCGGGTTCGACAGCAGCAGCGTGAACACCACCTCTTCGAGTGCCAGCGCTGACATCCGCCCGATCGCCCGCGGGATCTGCAGAAACGCACCGAGGTCGTCATTGATCATCATGTGCCGGGTCAGGGCGATCATCCGACCCCAGGTTTCGAGCTGATTTGTGTAAGACTCTTCTTCAAGTCCGGCGTGCTTGATCTCACCGTCCGGTCCGACCTTCTGGAACACGCCGGCCGCTGTCATCCGGTAGCGGGTGACCTGTTTGAAGTCGTTGACGTCCGTTGACCCACAGATCTGCGTCGCGACGGCGTTCACCGCTTCATAGGCGGCGAGCATCGTTTTCGATGCGACGTTCGACAGGATTCCCGCCAGACTGACGGTCGAGAACCCGCTCGACGCCTGAATCAAGCGGTCGTTGGCGGAGAACGCAGCCCGGATGACATCGTTGTCGATCTTCCCCGGCCGGACATGTCCGCCGGCAGCCCGGATCACTTCGTACAGCAGCATGTGCAGGCTCGACCCCTGCAGTTCGCGGGAGGTCGCCTGGTTCATCACTCGCTCGTCATACCACTGGCCGACGCGCGATTCGGGCAGTCCGGCGGTCATGCAGAGCGCGGCTTCGAGGGACGCGGCCCGGCGGCCACTGCCATCTTCACCGTAGATCGGCTGCACATCGGCCCGTTCGGCCCGCAGCAGTTCGAGTTCAACCTTGGTCACATCCCACCCCTCGTCCACGGCGCGAGCCTCCAGTTCGGGGAACTTCCCCACGAACAGATTCGTGATGGCGGTGATCCGCTTGCGCTCAGCCGTCCACCGCTTTCGCAGCTGGTCGATGGGATCGAGCGGCGGCCGCGGTGTGGTGTTGGTCACGGTTGTCGTGGTCGAAGCCGTCACCGGCGACTCTTCGGAGGTTTCGGAATCGTCATCCTCAGTCACGCCGTCGTCGGTCTGAGCAGTGAACAGCGCCCGCAGGCTGGTCGACTGCTGTTCGGTGAGCGTGTTGACTTCAAATCCCCTGGCCTGGACCCACTGTTCGAATTCCATCGATTGAACCTCGATTCGGTTGGAAGAGACTGGAGAACCGGCGGCCATGCGGGCGACCGTCTGGTCATCCGCCCCGAGCGCCACAAAACTGACTTCCCGCAACGTTGACTGCCGGGCGACATAGAGCGGCCCGGTGAACTTGCGGCCATTCACCTCGACCGATTCCCCCCGGTCGACGAACACCATCCGCTGGGCAGTCGCTCCGATGGAGGCCTGCCAGGGGAACCCGTTGTCCCCCGACTCACTCACCTCGCGGGCATGGTCATTCGATCCGGAGACGATGCCGCCGAGACGAATCGACGAGCCGTTGATCTCGATCGCTTCGGTGTGTCCGACGATCCGGCTGCTGTCGTGATCGCGGAGGATCGGTCGACTCTTCGCCGGAATCCGCATCCCCGACAGATCGACGATCACCGGGAAGGGGAAATTGGCCAGCAGTAGTTTGCCGCCGGTGTAGGCGGTCATGTTGAACCGCCGCAGCTGGCGGGATTCGGAAGAATCCGGATCGGTTGCTTCGAGTTGGAAGTCGCTGCCATCGCTGGCTTCAATGATCCGAAAGTCGGCGGGGACTTGTGTGGGATCAGGCGGCGGGTTGGTGTTCGTCTGCGTCTTCGGCATCCGACTCCTCGGGGTTCTTGTCTGCGGGCTGGCCGGGCAACGCCAGTCCCAGTTGGTTCATGAGTTCAAGTTCTTTCGCCCGCTGGCGAAGTTGTGTTTCCCAGTCGAGCCCGCGCCGGGCGTACTCATCGGCATACGTGGTCGTGTGGTTTGTCAGCCGCAGTGCCTGAGCGCCCGATTCTTTCAGCGGATCGACGTGCTCATGCCCGTCAAAGAACCAGGTGTGGGCAGGCAAAGCATCAGCCAACGTGCGATACAGCAGTCCTGGAATGCGAACCGCTTCCGCCAGCCAGGCGGCGAGAATCCGATCGAGCACCACGGCTTCCAGATGAGCCTGCTCCACCC